ACACTAATAATTATCTTATAAATATTATCTTTGATTCTAAGTGGTGTTATATTATACATATTATATATATTTTCAGGTATATCGGTTTTATCAAACTTTGTAATTATATCTTTAAAATTATATTCAGCTTTATTAACTTGCTTTGCATTTAGTACTCCAAGTAATATATATTCTATAGCTTTCGGTTCACGTATATAAAATTCATCATAAATAGAAAATCCACGATTATAAATATGTTTTATTATACATTTATCTCTTTTTAATAACTTATTTATCAGATTTTTTATATTTTTAAACATTATTTCACCGAATTAATAAAAGGAATTGGAGCAGAACCATAAATATTAACAGGTAATTTTCCATCCCATTTTTGTACTGCTTCGTATGCAACAAGATTTTGATTTTTACTCAATGCTTCTGATCTAATAGCCATAGACTTAGCCTCTGCTTCTGCAGCAAGAACTTTCTGTTTAGCTTGTTCTTGAACTTCAGCTGTTCTATTTTTAGCTTCTTCAGCCTTCTGAGTTGCTACAACTTTAGCTTCAATAGCACGTTCAAAAGCATCTGTATATTCAATATTATTCAATGAAACAGAAATAACTTTAATATAATATGGACTTAATGCTGTTGATAAATCTTTTTTAATTTCATCAGTAGCTTTTTCACGGTTTGCAACTAAATTAGCTGCATCCCATTTACCAATTACATCTTTAATAACGGCTTCTGCATTAGGACGTAATACTTTTTCTTCATATCTTTGTCCAATTTCACGATGTAAAGAAACAATATTATCCAAATCAAGACGATAATTAAGTGTAATTTTCATATTAGAAGTTTGAATATCTTTTGTATATGTTTCTATTTCTGTTGTAAACTTTTGTGTTTTACCTTCATATTCAATAACATTTCCACCAAATAAACAATAAAAATAAAGACCTTCTTCAAGAGGTTTTTCAGAAACAATTTCACCCCACCAAGTTTTAACACCACGATTACCAGTATCAACTTGTTCGGCACCGCATGCTGTAAGTGTTAATAAAGCAATAAATAAACTTAAAATCTTTTTCATATCATTCCCTTTCATTATAGCAATTTAGATAATTTATCACGCCCATTTTTTGTAAAAACTAAAATTGGCGCAAGAATAAGAAATACAGTAGTTTTTAATCTTAATTTACTCAAAAGAATAAGCGAAATCAAAAACCAACCAGAAATAAACCAAAACATAACAATTCTTAAAATTAAAACACTCATAGCATCACCTTTCAAAAATTATATAAAAAAAATAACACTAACTATCATTTTGTAAAGCCATTTACCGTGTTAATAACATAATAACTAGTTAAAATAAAACAATCGCTTTGGCTTATTGCATAAGGAGACAATTTATCTAACGTTTCAAAATCATCTATTGACTCATTTTCTAAATCTTCATATCTTATAAATAACATTAATGCTAAACTATATGGTTGTGATATTTCTCTAGCTGTCAATTTCATCCCTTCTTTATAATATTCGAGATCAAAATAAAACGTGTCTCTATTAAATGAGGTTATTTGATTAAAATTCTGTTTTATTTCATTTCTATTTCTACGCAAAAAGCATATAACATAAAGCAGATCATGTATAAAATTTCTATTTAAAGTTAAACGTGGCGATTTGTTATCTTCTAAGAAAGCATGATCTATTGTATTGATTATGTATAAAGGTATCTTTTTCATTAATGTTTCCATGACTTATTGACTATTTAACTATATATGTATAATAGTCAAAAAAGCCGTTAAAGTAAAGCCATTTATCAATAAAGTTCTAGTATCTTTTAAAGAATGTATGGAAAACGATTAAGAAGCACACCATACATATGTACTTTGTCCAGAATCATAAATTTCTAAGTATCCAGCTTCTAACATCAAAAGTTGATTAGATTCGCCTTTTACATGTTCTTTATCATTGTGTAACTGTGAATAACCTCTTTGTAAAAGTAAAGAATCTGTTATGTGTCTTTCTGTTTTAAGATTATACCAATGCCTTCTTGGATTTCCAAAGCTTAACAATTTCATACCTAATCTTTTATAAACATCACCTTTAAACTTGGAATTATCACAATATGATATTATAGACTCTGGGTTATATGTCTTTATAAAATACTTAAATAATTTTTCAGCTCCACCAATAACTTTATATTCAGCTTTTGTACATAACCTTAACAATTCGTATTGGTATTTATTATTATAACGTGGTTTACCAAAAGTCATCAATTGAATCAATTCATCACCTTTAAATAACCCAAGTCGTATCTCTTGGCCTTTACAACTATTTTGTAAATGATACGTGTTTAAAAAAGATGTCGTATCTTCTAAAGAAACTTCTTTTATAGCTAGCTTTCTTGCATACATCTTTTCTTTATTTTTAAGCATATTCAATATCTTATCTTTATCATCCCAATCCCAGACGTGAATACAAGTATAACCATTTTCAAGAGCGACTTTTGTTTTATTGAAATGATAATTTTGATTCTTCGGTCTTATAAAAAATGGTACTTTATCATTTTCTGAAGATGAATGTGTAAAACTAGGATTTATTTCAACTAAAACCTTATCTTCGCATAAAAAATCATAATTATAATTTTTTAAGCAAAATTCTAATTTATTTTTTATTTTATGCTTATCTAATTTCTTTTTAAAATTCAAATTGATTTTTGATATCGTACTAAAATTGGCTTCTATACAATTTTTGCTCATACAATTATATGGTACACCATATTTCTCTAAACAAGTTTGTATAGCTTTTTCTTTAAATTCTTTGACATGAACAATATTCTCTGAACCATACCTTTTCAAGTTTGTCTTTTTTCTATTTTCTTCCATAATCTCTCTTAATTCTTGTGATTGAAAAGGATATTCATAACCATGTCTTTCTAAATTTGTATTTCGTATCTTTTCTTGTACTTCTTTTGATCCTATACTATATTCAACACCATATTTTTCTACATTTTTAGCTTTTATTTTTTCTTGTACAGAATCTGATCTAAGAGCTACTTCATTTCCATATCTATCGAAATTTGTTTGTTTTATTTTTTCTCTTATGTCACCACTTTGTGATGCAAATTCTACACCGTATCTTTCTAAATTTGTATCTTTACGTTTATCTATTATTTCAGACCATTCTTCTTCAGTTTTGTTTAATAGCATTTTGCTTATCTTATCAGAAATTTCTGGATTTTGTGTAGCATGTTCAACACCATACTTTTCAAGACATGTTTCTTTATACCTCTGTTTATATTCTTCTGTTTGTGTATAATATTCAACACCATACTTTTCAATATTTGTTTGTTTTGTTTTTTCTTTAAATTGCTCTGTTTTAGATGCACTATCTACACCATATCTTTCTAAACAAGTTTTATGCCTTTTATCTAATAATTCTTCAAACTCTTCTTCAGACATGTTTGTCCAATATTCTTTCATTTTTTGTTTTGATTGTTCTGATTGTGATACGTTTTCTGTACCATATTTTTCTAAACAAGTTTGTTTAGCCTTTTCGCGATTGTTATAACCTACACTACCATATCTTTCTAATTTCGTTTTTTTAGCCTTTTCGATGATTTCTTTAGATCCAAGACCCGCTGCACCATATTTTTCTATCTTGACTTCTTTGATTTTTTCATATTTATATGCCTTACCACATTCAAGCGAACAAAATCTTTTTGTGTCAACATAAATGTTACCTTCATAATTTCTTAATTGTCCATCCCACCAGTATTCTTTATGACAATGTTCACAAATCCGCATTTGTGGTTCTGCATCTTTTTTAGCATATTCATGTTTACAGTAGCTTGAACAATATTGAAACTTATATGTTCCTCTTCTTGGTTCATATTCATATTCTTTACCACAATTTTTACAAATATTCTTCATATTCTGATCCAGTAGATATTTATTTCATCTTTATATATAACTATAGAACTCTCATTTTGATAAAAAATTGTAAATAAAAAAGGGACTATTTTCCAAGTCCCTTAAAAAACTAATAAAATCAAAGGTTTAATTAGTTGCCATCGATTTCATCACCTGCTAAGAAGTAATTATAATTCAAATTCAAACTAATGTCGATTTTTTCTGAACTCGAAGCATCAATTGTTGGCAAATCACAAGTTACAGGGAATACATCATATAAACGTAGGTCATATGAACGAATTCCACTAGGTTTTGGTTCGTAAAGATCTGGATTAACAAGAGAAATGTTAACTGTACCTGTATATTGATCTAACAAAGAAATTGTACCATTCTTGTAGTTATGAGCAGCATTATACCAGCGTTTGAATATCTCTAATATTCTTGCATCCCATACTTCTACAACTGTACAACTCCAACTTCCTTGTCTTGTTTGTTTACCGGAATAGTGCCTTTCAAATCCCGACCAGGTAACTACGGTTTCATCTGCTTTGAATCCTGGCATGCTGTAACTCGTCGCACGAAGAATGAGGTCTTCTGTGTCTATGAATTGGGCAAGCTGGCTGCCTGCTGGGAATGCAATACTCATGTTGCAGACGAATTGCTTCAACGGATCTTTAAGGTTTCTAACGTCATTTAATGGTTTTAACATGTTAAACTTATCCTTATAGTTGTTAATTTCATGAAATTTCTCGTCTTTGTAAGCTTTTATAGTCTTTAAATGTCTATTTTTATCTGAAAAATTATAGACGTCTTCATTATTCAAATCTTTAGAGACATTAACGTCTATATAAGCATCTAACACGATTATATTTTAGAACTTTAGAAGTATTAACGATCTGTTTTACCTGTATTTTATCATTAAAAGTCTTATTTTTATCAAGTTCTATATGATATAATTAAAAAAGGAGAATTTATAGACGGCTATGGAACAATTACCATATGACATTGAACAAAAATTAGAAAAATTACCAGTTGTTTCTTTTGATAATCCAGACGAATTGCAAAAAGTTATAGCGTCACAAGATTTTCTTGATATTTTGACATATTATGAAGATCATTTTATGCCGGAAGAATTTAAAAAGCAACAAGAAGTTTATAGACGTATCGCTCTTTATTTGACAATAACAAATCAAGATACTGATTTAGCTAATCAAATCGACGGAATCATGTATAGACGGCCTGTACCAAGCATCGAAGAATTTCTGTCTGGTAAATTCTATATGTATAACAGCAACGCCACACTTTATCCATATTGGCGTAAGCAATTAGAATATATGTTTAGAGAAGGTTCTCCTGTTAGAAAGACTATATTTGGTGGCTCAATCGGATGTTTAACAGATGATACAGTTGTAGCAACGCTGAATGGTGATAAAACTATAAAAGAATTGTTAAATAATTATAAAAATGAATGGGTATTATCGTTTAATACACAAAATAAATCTTGGGAACCAGATAAAATTATAGATGTATTTTCTAGTGGGATACAAGATGTATATGAAATTACTTTAGATAATAACGAAACAATAAAATGCACATCAGATCATAGATTTTTAACTAGACAAAACAAATGGAAAAGTATTGACATTGGATTATCTGTTGGTACTTCGATGATGCCTTATTATTATCAAATTAGTGACAAAGGATATATTCAAGTAAAAAATAATATCACAGAAAAATGGGAAAAGCGTTATCTGATAGTAAGTAAATGGAAAACTTCATACAAAAGAGGTCAAGTTACACATCATAAAAATTTTAAAAAATATGATGATAGGCCTTGTAATTTAGCAGTTATTCCACATCGTTATCATTGGGAATATCATGCTCGATTAGGTGGAAGAAGATGGAAAGAATATAATGCCTCAATTAAAGGAGATGAATTTAAAGAATACAGAAGACAAAAAGGCTTAAAAGCATTTAATACATATAAAGCCAGACCTGATTATGAAGAACTAGAAGCTAAAAGAAAAATAGCAATAATCAATTTATGTCATAATTCTGAATTTCAAAAAAATTCAGCTAATATGTTTTGGAATAGTGAAAAGGGTAAAGAACACAAAAAAGAAATAAGTAAAATTATTACAAAATATAATAAATCTGATAAAGGTAGAAATACTTCAAGAAAAATGGCTGAAAACATGCGTAATTTAAAAGCATGTAAAACAAAAGAAGAATTAGAAATAATTTATGCAAAACAAGCATTAGGATCTTTAGCAAGATTCAAAGGTAAAGATTCAAAAGAATATAAAGAAAAATTAGCATTTATACATTTAAAAGAACCATGGTATGATCCTAATTTAGGAACTAAAGAAAATCATAAACGTAAGAAATTATACAATCACAAAATCATTTCAATAAAATACATTGGTAAACAACCAGTATATGACATAACAACTGAAAGAAATCATAACTTTGCTTTAAAAGCTGGTATAATAGCCCACAATTGTGGTAAATCTACCATAGCTAGAAAAGCATTTTTATATGTTTTATATCGTATTTTATGTCTTAGAAATGCTAGAGCTGTTTTTAATATAGATCAGGATGCTACAATTGCAAATGTAATTATTTCAATGACACTAAAACAAGTATATGAAACAAATCTATTACCATTTATTAAATTGATGGAAACAATGCCTTGCTTTCAACGTGTTATGAGAATGCAGTCATTTGATAATTTTGATTTATCAGATTCTCATTGTCCAATACCATTTTCAGTAGAACGTTCAACTGGTACAATTTATTTTCCAGACAATATAATTATAACATGTGGTTCTGGAATTACACATACTATAGGTTTGAATATTGTAAACAGCTTTATGGATGAAATTAATGAAAAGTCATGTGATGAAGCATTAGCTCTTCTTAATTCAGTAGATAATAGATTTAGTTCACGTTTCCAAGGATCTCCATTAGTATTTCAATCTGTAGTTTCTTCAGCTCGTACGACTAATAGTCCTATCGGTGAATATATTAGAAGATTACCAAAAAATGATCCATCTATTTTATCTTTGCACCCTTGTTTGTGGGAGGTAAAAGTCGATCCTGAATTTCTTGGTGATGGTTCTACGTTTCCTGTACTTGTTGGTAATGGTAGTATTCCGTCTAAGATTTTTACAGATCCTGGTGAACTCAAGGCGTTAGAAGATGGTAATTATACACCACCTCCTGGATGTGAAGTCATAAATGTACCAACTGTATATAAGTCTAAATTCGAATTACAACTTGAACAATCTATACAAGATATTGCTGGTATGACTACAGTTGATAATTCTACTGTATTTAGAGATATATCTAAATTGGAAGATCCTGAATTGCCTTCTGAATTTCTTATTCATGCTGATATAGGTAACAACAATGATATTCTTGGTACACTTGATGAATATAAACTTTGGGATCAATTAACCGATGGCAGATGGGTATTTAAACGTGCTCCTTCAGCTAAATATTACTGTCACGTAGACTTAGCTGCCGGTGGTGAAGGTCAATGTGATGCTGCTATTTGTATAGGACATAAGGAATGGCGATATAATGAAGATAAAAAAGAAAAAGAAACGATGTATATTGTCGATTTACTTCTTGCCGTAAATGCTAAAAACAAAATAGATATACATGCAATAGAAACGTTTTTGATAAATTTAGTTATAGAACGTAATATGCCAATCCATACAGTGTCTAGCGATCAATGGAATGGTGAAATATTTCAACAAACACTTGCTAAATCTGGTTGTTTTGAAGAAGTTAAAAAGGTTTCTGTTGATATAAAACTTGAACCTTATACAAATGCATCCGCTTTGATAGAACAAGGGCTTGTAAAAGTAGGAAATTGTCCAACGCTTAAAAAAGAATTATCTTCTTTGGTATTTGATAGAGGTAAAGTAACAAGAACAACCGAGAAAAAAGATTTATGCGATGCTCTTGTTGGTATGATTTATAATGCACAACTTAATTATGCTGATTTTCCACAATATGAATATACAACACATTCACAAAAACAAGAAAAATCAAGCAATTATAATAACTTTATTGATCAAAATGAAGAAGAATTATTAGACATTATTTGATTTGAAGTTACTTGTTATAGAAGTGATCGAATATAACATATTCAAAAAATATTTCTAATATCATTAACGCTAAACAAATTATTAATTTATCTGTGAATAATGTATCGTTTTTTGATCCTATCACATTCAAAAAGACTAACATTATTATACTTACAAACATCAACATTTTAGATATCCTCATCATCTAAATATTCATCATGAGAAAGAAATTTAGAAATAATATAATAAAACTTTTCATATTCTTTAGCTATAAATTTTCTTATTCCAGTTAACCATGTGAATGGAATTAATATTGCTGCAACTACACAAGAACATATAAGCATGATACAAACACTCAAATTGACAACAATCATTATTAAACAATTTAAAATTGTATCTATAATTTCTTTTATAACATTTTTCATATTATATCTCCTTTTAATCTGTCAATATACCAAAATAAATATCGTTTGAAGCTAAAATTTCTATTAATTCATCACGAATTTGTTCTTCTGAATATTCAGCTGTGTATGTATCTATGATCATCAATTCATTTTTATAAATACATGATAATATAGTTTCATCTGCTTTCCTTATAATAGATTTAACTTTACAATTAGAATATGTTTTCCCTATCATTTCTGATAAAGGTGTTTTTTCTTCAATCTTATTTGTACAATTAATTAAAAATAAGCAAATCAATAATAACAATATAATCTTTTTCAAAGTCCAATTCTCCTAAAAATAAATTTATATAATTAAAAAATATAAAAAAGAAAATATTTTGTAAAGCCGTTTTTATATAAGTTCTAATTATCTGTTAATAAAATTTAATATAAGGATCATAAAATGCAAGGTGGAATTAAAAAAATCATTACAGAAAAAGATGAAAATGGAAACGAAATTCAGATTGAAGTTACAGAATATCCAGATATTCCAGTGATAGTTGTTAATAACGAAGAAGATGAAATAAAAATAGAAAAAGAAGAAGAGAGTAAGTAAAAATGAATCAATATTGGTTTAACATTATACAATGTATTATTATCACACTTATTGGGGCTTTTACTTTTAGAGTAAGAGGTGGATTAAGAATTCCTAGAACAGATAAAAAATTTCCATTTAATAAGTGGTGGTTTGCTGTTGCATTTCCAGTATGTATGGCTTGGATTATAAATGACTGGGAATCATGCTTTTTGATTACTGGTATTATAGCTTCTGAAATGTGTACTTCAATTAGTGGATGGGGATCATATATTGGAGCTTTATACACAGGCGTTGTTAGTGAAAATGATAAAGATGATCTCAATATAACGTATTTTGTACAAGAAAAATTTTTTCCAGCTTTAAATGAATTTAGAAAATGGTGTTTAAATCACAAATGTTTTGTGTGGTTAGGAAATTTACTACCAGAAGGTAGTTATAAGGATAACGGTAAATTATACGGTTTTGTTACATTATCACTTAGAGGAGGCTTAACAACATTTATCTTAGGCCTATGGCTTAATTCAATATTATATTGTTGTGTTGGTCTTTTACAAGGTACAATCTATTGGTTAGGAGGTTGGACTTGTAGACATATTTATGACGATGGTAAAAATGGTTGGAAGATCAGTGAATGGTATTGGGGTGCTACATTGGCATTTTTTGGTTATCTAATATTGAAATGATTTTTTTAATCATATAATAATATTATAGAGGTCACCTATATGATGACCTCTTATTTTTAATATAATTTCATTTAGAATTAGATAATTATTAGTTCTAATAAAAGTGGCTAGGTTCTGCAGACTGAAAGTGTTGCAACTCACAACATTGCCACTGTTTATTTTTATTGAGTATTATAATGGAGATTATAAAAATGTCTAAAAAATTAACTACAGAAGAATTTATAGAAAGAGCTAAAGCTATTCATGGTGATAAATATGATTATAGCTTAGTTGAATATAATGGATATAGATCAAAAATTAAAATTATTTGTAAAAAATGTGGTAAAATTTTTGAGCAGTTAGTTTCTAATCATTTAGTAAATAAACAAGGCTGTCCCAATTTGTGTTATATTAATAAAGCTAAGCTTACATTTAAAGAGTTTATCGACAAAGTTGAAGTTATTCATTTTGATAGATATACATATGATGAAGAAAGCTTTAATAAAAGATTGAATAATAATTATAAAATTAAAATTTATTGTAAAAGCTGTAATAAGTATTTTTATCAAAATCTCGAACATCATTTGATGGGTGAAGGATGTCCACACTGTATGCACATACGTAGTAAAACTACCTGTAAAGAAAGATATGGTGATGAAAATTACAATAATAGATTAAAAGCAAAACAAACCTGTTTAGAAAAATATGGTGTAGAGCACCAAATGCTTTTAAATAAGACAAAAGAAAAAATAAAACAGACAAAGAAATGTAAATATAATAATGAAAATTATAATAATAGAGATAAATATAAGCAAACTTGTATAAATAAATATGGAGTTGAATTTTCAACACAAGCAGAAAGTACAAAAGCTAAAGCCAGAGAAACATATTTATTACATTTCGGTGTAGATCATCCAAGTAAAGTTCCAGATATTGTCAATAAAGGTTTTAAAACGCGTAAAAGAAATGGCACTCTTAATATTTCAAATCCAGAAAAATATATTAAAACATTATTAGAACGTAAATTTGATTTAATAGAATGCCAATATTCTTCAGAGTTATATCCATTTGCTTGTGATTTTTATATTCCAGAGTTAGATACGTATATTGAATATCAAGGTCATTGGACTCATGGTAAGATATCAAATAAAAAAATTTTAGGTCCATTTAATGAAAATGATATAGATGCTTTAAAATTATTAGATAAATGGAAAGAAAAAGCTAAAACATCAGATTATTATGTTGAGGCTATAAACACCTGGACAGTTCGTGATCCTTTAAAAAGAAAGACCGCTAAAGATAACGGTCTTAATTGGCTTGAATTCTTTACAATAGAAGAATTTATGGAATGGTATAACTCTATTTAAATCATTTACGAGGTTTAATAATTTTATCGACCAAACCGTATTCAATGATTTCTTCTGGTCCATACCAAGTATCACGTTGACAATCATTACGTACTATTTCTACATCTTTACTACAGCATTTTGCTAACTGTTCCATAAGAATGTCATTAACTTTTTCCATTTCTTTGTAGTTAGCACGCACATCTTGAACATTACCAGATTGACCACCACTACACTGGTGTACCATCACTCTAGACAATGGATAAATACTACGATTACCTTTTTCACCAGATGCTGCAATAACAATACCCATAGAAGCCGCAAGACCAGAAATAATTGTATGTACAGGACAACTAATTGTTTCCATACAAGAAATAATTGAAAGACCAGCAAGACAGGAACCGCCTTGACTATTAACAAACATTTTGATAGGTTTATCTTTATCTTCTGCTTCAAGGTATAATAACTGCGCAACAATTGATTCTGCTAACTCATTAGTGATTTCATCGGTACACATGACAATTCTGTCACGTAATAATCTAGAACACAAATCGATTCCACGATCGTTGCCGTTTTTATCAGTCCAAATAACTGAAGGTATTCCTAACATATTTTATTTTCCTTTCTTTCTAATTAAACTGTATATATTATATAGTTAATAAAACTATTTTGTAAAGCCATTGTTAACGGCCGTTATTATTTTTAACTGGTTTTATATTATTTTTATTACATTGTTGTTCTGCTACATTTAAATATAACTTATCTTCGTCATTGATATCCTTTGATATAATTTCTATATTAAGCATTCTTTTAAGATGTTGTGTATATCTATCTTCTCTCAAACGTAAATCTATCCATCCTTTTAAATCTTTTGGAAGAATACAAACTATATCTTGATGATCAACATTTTTACCACGATTTTTAATAACACTTAAAGCACGCCATATTCCCATAAGATGTCCATCTGATTCTCTATCACTAGTAACACAAAAATTTGATTCAAAACAAACTCTATCTTCATCATTTATAAGAATCATTCCAACATTTATACCCGTATTGTGTTTTTTAGTGACTGTACATATCTTCATTTTCTACTCCAAGACAATCGTTATAAATTTTCAATTAAAAGAACTTAAATTTTGATTATTTTTATATCATAAAATCTTATGAGTAAAGCCATAGAATATAAATCTTTAATAACATTTATTCAAATAAGTTCTATAAATAAATAGTTATTTTCAATGGATTTATATAATATGAGTAGTACCCCAATATCAGATTTGATAATTAATAAATTGTCGTATAATCAATATAAAGAAGTAGTAAGTGGAAATACATATAATAATGATCAAGTTTATCAAATAAAGGATATTTCACATACATTCAATACTCACGCTGGTATTTTAAGTAACTGTATATTGAAGATACCACAGAATTTGAAGTTGACTTTAGAGAATAATGTGTTAACATTGAAAGCTGGAAGTATATTGACAAATGACGGTTCAAGTTATTCTACAAAAACCATTAATAATGATATAACAACTGATTTTTCTTCTTATTCTGCTAATAACGGAAATAGTATGGTATTTAGTCAAGGTGGATATTTTCGTACATTTTCATTATCTAAAGTAGTATCTGGTACTATAGATAGTCTTGCTGATGTTGCTTGGCATGTATGGTTTGATACTACTAATAAAGAAATTAATACGTATGGTAATGCTGGTACTGCAGCTATTAGATTTTGTTATCCTATATGTGTAGTAAGTTATGGTTCTGATAATCAATGGCATATCGCAAAAGACTCTAATGATCATGATATGATCTTTAATGGAGCAGGTTTTATTGGACATCATGCTTTTGTTTTACCTGGAGTTAAAGGATTAATTTCTAATGGATTTGATGAAAATAAAAATTTGAAATCTATTTATAGGATCAATAATGCCTTAAGAATATCTGAATTACTACAACAATATAATACTATTTATTTAACTAATTGGAGTGGTTATATAAGCGTTCATTATTATGCTGGAGAAGTTAATAACTATAGTGATTTAAGTGATAGTTATTATAGATATGTTAGAAATGAAAATAACATAGCTAGAATATATAGTGGAGCAGTAAGTAGCTTCAATCCAATTGTTCCACTTGTACATTACAATTATGATGGTACAACAGTAACTGACTTCACAATTCGCCAACCTTTTAGAGCTGATGAAAGTAAGAAATTTACTTATCGCCAATGGTAAAATCGATATTAGTGTCATTTAATATTTGAATCATTTTATCAAATGAAATAAAATGATCATGAATTATATCTTCTGATTCATTAGATCTAGTTATAGCTTCTACAATAAAGTCGTTGATGTTGTTATCATAGCATTTACATAGGAAGTAAGTATATGTATCTTTAAAATAAATAACTATGTTATAATGAATCAAATACTGATTAATTATTCTGACAAATGTCATTTCTTTCGTAAGATCATATTTGCAGCAATTTTTAATTTTAAAAAATACATTTTTGTAATCGCAAAATTTAAAATTGTAAAAAAGTTTATTTTGTAACACTAATGACGTGATTATATTTTCTAAATTTTTTATATTTTTTCTAAAAACTTGCCAAATATATTTATTCTTATTCATTTTCACACCTTATAAAAAAAAACGACTTATATTAAATAAGCCGTCTTTATTAAAAAGTAAAACTTTTTATGCTATAATATCATCAGGTCCATCATCTTTTGGCAAATCATATTTCTGTTTATAAAAAGGACCAACTTTATCAAGCATTTTTTTAATCGTGGAACGTATAGAAGCATCTTCTATATCAATTGTACCTTCTGGAACTTCTTGCTTACCACGAAGTAAAATACGAGCAATAAGCTGACCGAGTTCAAAACACATAGATTCATCAAAGCCACGAGTTGTAATAGCTGGAGTACCAAGACGAATACCTGTACAATCTGCTGGCTTTAAATCACCAGAAATCATGTTTTTGTTACATATAATGTTATATGATTCCAATAAAGATTCTGCTTCTTTACCAGTAAGACCAATACCTTTCATGTCAAGAAGAACCATATGATTTTCAGAACCACCGGATACAAAACGAATTTTAGATTGTTTATCGAAATCCTTAATACCATTTATAATAGCTTGCATATTACGATATACTTGTTCTGCATAATCTTTGAATTCTGGTTTAAGACAATTTATAAAACATTGTGCTTTAGCTGCTGTCATAGCTTGATTACTTCCTCCAATATTTCCAGGAAATACTGCACTATTAATCTTTTTTGTGTAATCATCATTATTCCAGAGAATAACAGAACTCCGTGGACCAAGTAAACCTTTGTGAGTAGTAGTAGTTACAACATCAGACCAAATCGTTGGATCATACTTATCTTTCCACAGATGTGCTGCGATAAATAAACTAAAATGAGCCATATCAGTCCAAAGAATGCACTTTTTTTGTTCATACTCTTTCATATACCAATCAATAGTAGCGTCATATCCACCTTCACTACTTTTAGCATTGTTTTCATATTCTTCTCTTAATTTAGTATTATACTCATCTACAATTTCTCTAACTTTTTCAAAATCAATACGCCTTGAATATGCAGAATAACCCATAATTAACAATCTAGGTTTAACTTCATATAATCTTTTTCTAATTTCATCATAATCAATTAATTCATTTACTAATTCATAATTATGATTTTCATACATGCGACCAGAATATGTAAATTTACTCCCGTGAGTCAAATGGGCTCCAAGATTAAGATCCATAGACAATGTTCTATCACCTGGTTTACAAAAAGCGTGATATACACATGTATTTGCATTACTACCGTTAAATGTTTGAACATTAGCATGCTTAACCCTAAACAACTCACAAGCTTTATCTATGCAGTATTGCTCAAGTTTATCTATAACTTCACATCCAGCATAATGCCTATTTCCAGGCAGGCCTTCTGAATAGTGCACAGACATAACAGAACCCTCTAAATCTAAGATATCTTGATCTGGTAAGCCTTCAGAAGCAATAAGACAAATTGTATTATTCAATTTATCTGTTTCTTCTTTTATTAATTCTTGTAAATAGTTATCAATCATTGTTTTCTTCCTCTTTTGTTTCAAACCAACCGTGTTCTAAAGCAAATTTACCAAAAGTAATTAAAATATTTTGTGTTAATATTTCTATATTATCATCGACACTAGTAAAAGGAGGTAATTTTGCCCGTAAGTATTCTTCTGTATATCGACTAGTTAGGTGATTTTTAATCAATTTAGAAATTTCTTGCCTTAACATTTCCATTTCTTGTTCGAATTCATTATGATTCTCTGTCATTTAAGTTTTCCCTTCTATATTAAATTTCTACAACTTCTGCGTTTTCGAATTCCATAGCAAAGTCATCTGCACAATCATATTCGTTCCAAGCTATAGCTTCTGATTTATCTTCTGTCCATTTTAGAACCTTAAATTCCATACAATCTACAGTTATGATTTTCGGATAAATTGTTTTTCCACCTTCTGTCTTAAATTCTACAGTATATTTGGTCATTATATCAAATCCTTATCTAAAAATTTCTTTTCTGTTTGCATTCTTTCTGGAACTATTTTCCACAAACTATTCATTGCTTCAGATGTAAAACCGTTTATAACTGTTGCTGTGCCTTTTGTGGTATTTATACAATAAATATTACCTTTTATTTTAACGAATAATACGTCTTCATAAGCCAATTTACGTATAAAATATCCTTTTTTAAGATATATCATAGCTTCTTCAAAGTCTACACTAAAATTAAAATCTATCTTAAAATCATTACCCCAGATAAGAGTTCGAATTAACCACCAACATAATTTAATCATTTTTCTAATCCTCAAACCAACAACCTGTTTGTTCAGCTATTTCTAAAAATTTTTTAGTTATTTCTAAAGCTCTTTTTACTTCCATTATATCATATTCGTTAGCTAGGATTTCTTCAGGATGTAGAGATTCTTTTGTTTGATATATTATTTGCTCGACACTACAAACTTTAAATGGAATAATTTGACCAAGCTCTTCGTTATATCCAATATTTTCTTTTAACTCATATTCTAACATTATTTTAATCCTTTTTTTTGTTGATATTTTAAAACATATCTATCATCTCAATAACCAATCATCAGGTTCAAGTTCAATTTCTTCATTTTCCGTTAATTTTATGTTTTGTATATCCTTACCAAACAACTCATCATAATTATCATAAGTAAATTGAAGTTCATTACATATTTCTTCAACAACTTCTCTTATATCTTTATTATCCATTGAATCTTTCCAATGATTTTTATACCACTCTGCTCGTTCTGCATATTTGTTCTTATCATAAAATTTAATAAAATATTTCTGATATTTTTCATTCCATGTATAATGATCTAAAGTTCTATCATACCATACTCTATAATAATTAGGACAAATACCATAATCCATATATAAATGTAATGCACTTAATCCTATTTCTAATATTTGTATTTCCCACTGTGAATAATCACCTTTATTTTTAATGTTTGATATTGCTTTAGTTGCATCATGAAGCATATAACTTAAACCACATCTTTGTTTATTATTACTTTCATAAGGATATTCTTTTTCAAATTCTTTATAAAACTTATAATATATATCAATATAATTAGAAAGATATTTCTTATCATTATTGATACGAAAAGGATGCTCTTTAACTAATTCATGTAATTGTAATAAGCTTTCTGTCATTCTTCATTCTCCATCTCAATGTCCTAACCAAAGCAAAATATGTTTTTTAGGATTAAAAATACGAGCAATATGCATCAATGTGAATACTTCATGCTCATATAACCAACCTCCACCAAGATTCCATTTATTTTCTGGTAAATAGTCTAAGAATTTTACCCAGCAAAGATGATCTTTAATACAACCTATTAATCTCTCTTGTTGTGTTCGTTTATCATATTCATCAGAAGATTTTTCATTTAATAAGTCTTTATAATACGTTTCTATTTTTTCTTTAAAGATAGTCATACACTCTTGAATAATTTCAGGTTTGGCTATCATGAATTCTTCCTCTTCATTGTATTGTTTTTGTATATTTTTATCTTTAAATGCTGGTTTTAAATATTGTTTAATTCTATCATAAAAGTCTATATATTTGCCAAATTCAAATACTTCTTCTAAATCTATTATTTCTTTTATATCATAAAACCATGGAGCTATTTCTAGATCTTCTTCATCAAGAGCTTTATCTTTACCAACTAAATCCCACATTTGTTTAGCATTTAATTTACGAAACTTATTAAATTTCTTTTTATCAGCTACATATAAATAATTACGATATCCCATTGATAACTCCTATTTTGTTTTGA